TTCAGAAGTAGAAGTTAAGGTAATGAAAGAAATGTTTGAAGCATCTGTTGACGGTGAAGCATATGACATGGAAAAATTTAGTCAGTACTTTAGACCAGCGGGCGTGTCAGCAAAAACTGGTGATCCAGTAACTCCAAGAGCAGAAACACCTACTCCTGAAGTGAAAGCAGAACCAGTAGTTGAGGCAAAAACTCAAGAAACACCAAAGCCAACTGCGGAAGAAAATAAATCTTCAAGCGGAAAAGCAGAGGATATCTTGGCAATGATAAGAGCAAGACAATCAAAATAGTAAAGTACATTGTGGGGAGGCAACTCCCCACACATACTAAAAGAAGGAATAAATTATGGTAAAGGCATTTGATGTAAGTAAATTTAGAAAAAACTTAACAAAATCCATCACTGGAATGAGTGCTGGATTTCATGATCCAACAGATTGGATTTCAACAGGTAACTTCGCACTTAACTATTTGGTAAGTGGCGATTTCAACAAAGGTATTCCACTAGGCAAAGTAACTGTATTTGCAGGAGAGTCTGGAGCAGGTAAATCATATATCTGTTCAGGAAACATTGTCAAAGCGGCACAGGATCAAGGTATATTTGTTGTACTAATTGATTCAGAAAACGCACTTGACGAAGCATGGTTACACGCATTAGGAGTTGATACAGATGAGAAAAAATTATTAAAACTGAATATGTCAATGATTGATGATGTTGCTAAAACAGTATCAACATTTATGGCAGACTATAAAGAAATGCCTGAGGCTGACAGACCAAAAGTTTTATTTGTAATTGACTCATTGGGTATGTTACTAACGCCGACAGATGTTGATCAGTTTAATAAAGGTGATATGAAGGGTGACATGGGTAGAAAACCTAAGGCACTTACATCACTTGTGAGAAACTGTGTTAATATGTTTGGTTCACACAATGTTGGACTTGTAGCAACCAATCACACATATGCATCACAGGATATGTTTGATCCTGATGATAAGATATCAGGTGGACAAGGATTTATCTATGCATCATCTATTGTAGTTGCAATGAAAAAATTGAAACTAAAAGAAGATGAAGACGGTAATAAAACAACAGACGTCAAAGGTATTAGAGCAGGTTGTAAAGTAATGAAAACTCGTTATGCTAAACCTTTTGAAGGTGTGCAAGTTAAGATTCCATATGAAACAGGAATGAATCCATACAGTGGACTAGTTGATCTATTTGAAAAGAAAGGTATACTGTCCAAAGATGGAAACAGACTTAAATATGTGGATTCAAAAGGAACAGAAGTTAAAGAATATCGTAAGGTTTGGGAAGCCGGCGGCGACTTATTAGACAACATTATGAAAGACTTTAACAGTATAGTTTCTACAGAAGAAGAAAAACAAACAACAGAAACAGAAGCAGTTGAGGAGTAAAATGATTGAAGGAAGTCAGTTAGTTGAAATTTGGCAGTTTTTCAAAGAATACGTTGATAGAAAACAATCTATGGACGTTGTCGCAGAAAAATTTGTAGATTTAATGGCAGACTATGGCGTTGATGATGAAGAGTTTCAAAACGCACTAGGCGCCGATGACGATTTGGATCAAGCAATTCAATATTATTTGGATGCTGAATCCGAAGACGAGGATTATTAATGGCTGGATGGTATCAGAAAATTGCTAAAGATATTGGAGTAATTCCTGATGCCATCAAGCATTACGAAGATGAACTCGAACAGGCAAGATCAGAAATAAGAATACGAGGTAATATCGAGAAAGCATCAGCAGATATGCCTGGTATTGTTGAACAAAGATTTAATCAGTTACAAGAAATAGAAGCAATTCTACAATACATGAACATAGAATTACGTAGATTGCGTTCGAAACATTTCAAAAAATATTTAGAAAACTATCAAAGAGCATTATCCAGCAGAGATGTTGAAAAGTACGTCGACGGTGAAGCAGATGTTGTTGATTATGAAAAAATAATTAATGAATTTGCACTGTTAAGGAACAAATGGTTAGGTATTACAAAAGGACTTGATCAGAAACAATGGCAAATGACAAACATTGTTAAATTAAGAGTTGCTGGTATGGAAGACGCTTCTATATAACACAATACCAAAAAATATATCAATAAATATTCAAAAATGACTTTGAATATTCCATCATACATTATCACAATGCAAGGCGAATCTGTGAGCGAAACATTATCACAAGAATGTGCCAAATCTGCTGAACAGTTTGGTATAAACACAGTAATTTTTCCTGCAACTCATGGAAAAGATATCAATGTACAATGGCACAAACATAATCTAAAAGATTTTAAGTTCAATCAACGCATTAAAAAAATAAATCCTGGAATGGTAGGTTGTTTGATATCTCATTTGTCCTTGTGGAAAAAATGTATAGAAATACAACAACCAATTTTAATTTTTGAGCACGATGCTTTGATGATAAGGGAGATTCCTCACAGTATATTGGATAAATTTAAAGATGTTTGTAATTTAGATTGGCTCAGTCGACGCACAACAAATTATGACGAAGAAGTAAAGATTGACAGAGGTCCTGGTGTTAAACTTTATATGGAAAAACGACCACCGTATTCTGGATTGGAACTTTATAATAAAAGTCATATAAAAGGTGCTCACAGTTACATTGTAAAACCGCAAGGTGCACAAAAGTTAGTAGACTTTGTATGGTCAGCAGGAGCATTGGCTCCAGATGTTATTATTAACAGTATAAGTTGTTTATTGACGTATTCTGAAACCAGTTATTGTAGAATTAATCCTCGTTTTTGGAATTCTTCAAGAATGAAGGCAAAAAATAGTTTTTGTCGACCTAATAATAAAGACAAAATTGCAATGAAAGAAGGAAAAAATGTTTGATCAACAAAACATTGCTGGAGATTTTCCTAAAAATAAAGCCCACATCATTTATTACAGTTGTGATCCTACATATTGGGCTGAGCACGGACAATATCTTGCAAAAAGTACTCTAGCACTAAACAAAAAAAATCTGATTCATGTACACGTTCATATGATTTACGAACATAATCAATCACACACATTAAAAAATTTAATACAAGATGAAAACATAACGTATACATACGAAATTCATTCAAAAGATTTTTATGATCAATTTCAACTAGCAAAAGAGCATCCATTGTTTAGCAGAGGACCAGAAATTTGTAATACAAAGTCAGATGATGAATTAAAAAGAAAAATATATCTTTCAAGTGCTAGATTTTTTTACTTTGACAAATTTTTTGATAGATACCAACACGTTTTACAATTAGATGCTGACGGAATTAATAGAGAACGACTGCCTTTACTAGAATTTAAAACCATAACCACTTTTCCAGCCGCCATGCGTAAACCTAAAGATCCTAGTGTATACATTGCCAGTTGCGTTACACCTGGAATTGGGGAGGCCGGAGAAACTTTTAAAAAAGAATTAAGCACTTCGATGATAGAAGCATTCAAAAAACCTATATATTGGTTTGTGGATCAACACGTATTAAAAAAACTATTAGATGCAAGACAATTTGTCAGTATTCCTTACAAATGGAACAGTTGGGGACTGAAATCAGGTGGTGAACTTTTCAGTACAGCCAAAGGTACAAAAAAATATGGCTTTAGATATAAAAGTTTAAAATATGCTTGGTTCGATGATAACGACAAATTAAAATTTCATAAAAACAAAGCCAAAGAACATGGAAAAAAATAAAGGTTACATCATTTATTTGAAAAATCATAAAAATTCTGTTGAATGGGCTCAACAGGCACTGGCATCTGGCAGGGCATTAGATTGGAATTTAGAATTGTACGAAGGAGTTGATGGCACTACAACATCAATTGAAAAAAATAATTTAAAATTATTCAAAAATAGTAAAAAAAGTTTTAAATTGATGCAGAGACCAGGCACACTGGGTTGTTTTCTTAGCCAGTACAGTTTATGGAAAAAATGTTATAAGGAAAATACATCTATCTGTATTTTTGAACACGATGTTGTGTTCAAAAAACCTTTTTCAATCGAGCAAGAATTTGAAGATGTGTTAAAATTCGAAGGGTTCATGCCAGCCAAACCAATGAGTGTGGGACAATGGTGGGAAGGTGCAAGAGCATACTGTTTGAAACCACAAGGAGCCAAAAAAATTTTAGATTTTGTTAAAAATCAAGGAGCCATGCCTGCCGATTGGTGTCTCAATTCGGGAATTTTAAATGTAGAATTTGATAAATCTAATAAAGTAACATTCGATCATAAAAAATTCAGTTTCACAAAGGACCTCAAATGAAAAAATTAATATTTCAAGTAAGTGTGGGTAAACCAAGTAAACTATACGAAACCTGTATTCAGAGTGTGGCTGATTATTGTAAAAAATTTTCCATAGATCACATTGTATTAACTGAACCTAAACTAAAAATAAGACCCGATCCTACAAGAACAGGTAGAAGTCTTCAAGCAGTTGAAAGATTAGGCTATATGCCTATTTACGAAAAAGAAAATGCATTTGAGTACCTTGATAGATATGATCAAGTGGCAATAGTAGACAGCGACATTTATATTAAATCATCTGCTCCTGATATATTTTTAGATTTACCACAACAATACGACTTTGGTGGTGTATTGGAAAGAGAGATGCCGTTGAATCACAAATATCAAAATAAGATTAGAAAATATTCACAAAGTGCTTTTAGCAATTTAAAAGATGTTGATTGGAAATGGAATACACTAGGTGCTGAATTTTACAATATGGGACTAATGGTGATGAATAAATCATTTGCCAAATATCTAAATGGACAAACTCCCCGTGAATTCATTCTAAGACCTGAATTTAAGGATTTTGTAGATGGCGTAGGCTTTTACAAATGGAGCACAGATCAGATGTTGTTGAATTGGTTTGTAAAAAAACAAAATATTAAATGTAAAAACATGGACTGGCGTTGGAATTCATTATACACAGCAGTTGAGAAACATAAACAGACAGAAAGTTACTTTGTTCACTTCTTTTTGAGAGATCATTTACCAGAACGTGGTGAAAACATAAAAGAATTATTAAAAAAAATATGATACATCTAGCAATACGTTCGATGAGTATTAAAAAACGTAATAGAAGATACACGACTCCTGGTCTAGGCGACAGAATTCATACACTTATGATAGGATACTTGTTTTCTCAAGCAAAAAAAGATCAGGTTACGTTACATCTTACAAGTGATAAAGGCATTGAAAGAAAATTAAAAAGTTACAATGAATTGTTAAAATTATTTCCAAAAGACACGGTACACTTACAAATTCACGATGTGTCCGGTCTACCGGAAATAAAGTGGATACAATATTTACAAGCGAAAAACATCGATGCCAAGCCTTATTTTTATAAAGATTATCAACATTTAAACAAATTAGATACAACAGAAGAAATTGATATTTCAAAATATTTTAGAAATTTTACACCCTTAAAGTTCTCACAAAAAAGTTTATTTTCATTACCGACAGAAAAATTCATTGTTACACAATTTGATAGTACTGATAAACAAAGAGGTATAAAAAAGCAAATCGTTGATAAAATTCTTAAGAATTATGAAGATTTGCGTTATAAAAAAATAGTGATAGGAGGAGATGCTACAGAAGATTTGTTAAAGTCTACACATCCAGACAATATTATTAACACAGCATACGCAATATCAAAAGCAGAATATTATGTTGGTGTAGACTCTGCTATGATGCACATGGCATCAATGTATTTGCCAGCAGAAAAAATGCATCTGTATCATACAGGTGCAGTAGAAAAAAGTCATCATCTTTTACGAAATATTGATAATGGTGCAGTGTTAAATAACTATGGATTGAAATAATGAAATCATTTATAATACACGTAACATCAAATAAAAAGTCAGTTGAATATGCAAATATATGCTCAGAAAGTTGCAAAGGAAAATTCGATGCAGAACTTTTTGAAGGTGTGACACCAGAAACTTTACCTACATACGAAGAAAAATATCCATTCACACATATGGTGGACAGCAGAGCAAAAGACTTCAATGATCAGAACAAACTGTTATACAGAGTTAAAAAATCGTGTTTTATGAATCATGTAAGATTGTGGAATAAATGTATAGAATTAAATGAAACCATTGCAGTAATTGAACAAGATTCGTTTTGCGTAAGACCTTGGCAACCAGTTAATTTTGACGATGTATTAATACTTAATTTTGAATCTGCATGGAATCAAAGAATCTTTAAAGGCTTCTGGAAAGAAGGACACAAAAAACCAAAAATTAAGCCAGGCGTGTTTGATTATGAATTCAATCAAATGATGCACTATCATAGAAAAAATTACTATCATAACAGTTATCGAATACCAGGCACCGCCGCATATGCTGTCACAGTGCAAGGTGCTAAGAAACTTTTAGACAGTTTAAACAAGAATGGTTGGGAACAATCTGATTATTTTGTAAATAACAAGAACGTAAGATTACAGGCATTTGGCCCTGAATTCTTTACATTTAAAATGCCAAATTTAAACATGAGTCACGGTAAACATTTATGATGGTAGGTGAAAATAAATTTTCTGTAAAAACTTTACAAAGAATTCCTGAAAATTCAATAGGCGCAGAACTGGGAGTTTGGAAGGGAGATTCATCGAAATTATTTCTTAAGAAAGTAAAATTATTACATCTTGTAGATAGTTGGTCAGTGAGTCCTTACAATAATAGCACCGAGCATGGAACATATGAAGCATATATTGAACGTTATAAAAAAATTGTAGGTAGTAAAGATCCAAACGATTTTCA